AACGAATTTAGAGGATTATGAAAATAATAGCTGATGAAAAAGAAGGGTTGTTAAAAAATAAAATTAACAATTTAATTGGTAAAAAAGTAATGTGTTATTATGACTTACATAGACACACATTTTCGGTGACTTATAATGGACTTGTTATGTTAAAGGCAGACTATTTAAAATTAAATGATGTTGAGTTTAGAGTAAGACAAGGTGGAAAACAAAAAGTAAGAGACAAAAAAAGAAAAAATGTTCACGCATTTGTTATTGGTAATTTAGATGATTATTGTGAATTTCCTTGTGGGAATATTCCTGTACCTGAATCAAATGATGTGGTTACATACAATCCTTACAAATATGATTCTTTTGTTATTAAAACAACGAAAGAACCAATTTATAAGTCAAATGAAATTGAAATGATTAACATTAAAGATAAAATATTTTTAATAAACTAATATGGGGTTACCTAAAAAAATAAAAAAAGACATATCATTAATACCTAAGAAGACACTTCTTCCTAGACGACATGAGATTGCCGATATGATTTCGGAAGATGGTACTTATTTACCTAAAAGTTTATTACATGCTGATTTAGATAGGGGGTTTTTAGATTTTGTTAAAGACGGACTTAAAACCGTAGTTGAAGGAAAAACGGTACCAATGGTGGATGTTTTAATAACAACACAAAATTGGGCTCAATTTGTTGAGACATGGGACTTTGAAAATATTGATAAGAATGTTGAACCACCATTTATTACGGTAATCAGAACACCTGAAGTTAAGTATGGTAGTAACCCAGCGGTTATGTATAATATCCCAAACAGAAGATTATATTACTACGCCAAAGTACCAACTTGGGATGGACAACGTCATGGGATGGATATTTACAAGATCCCACAACCTGTACCTGTAGATATAAAATATACGGTTGCAATAGTTTGTAATAGAATGAGAGAATTAAATAAATTTAATCAAATTGTATTAGAAAAATTTTCATCAAGACAATCTTATCAAACTATTAAAGGTCACTATATTCCAATTGTTAATGATGAGATTACCGATGAGTCAATTATGGATTTGGAAAAAAGAAAAGTATACATTCAAAAATATACTTTCACAATGATGGGATTCTTAATTGATGAAGATGAGTTTGAGGTACAACCTGCGGTTACAAGAATATTCCAAATATACGAAACTGAAAGTAAAATTAAAAAAAGAAAACCTAAAAAAGAAGTTCCTAATTCACCACAAACTACAACCTTTACATATTCAGATATTGACGCAGAAAAGGAGGAAACATTTCATTATACCGTAAATATGCGTTTTATGGATAGTGAAAACGTGGATTCATATTCTGTTTTCATTAATGGTGATTACTATGGTGATGATGTAGTTGTGATATTAGTTAATAGTGGGGATGTAATTAAAATAACAATTATTAAAGATAATCCTTCTGAACAATCTTCAATAGTATTTACTGAAGAGTTACTTTAATCCTCCCCGTATACATCCTTTTTTTCCTTACATTTTTCAAAAATAAGGTTCTCCAAAAACCTATACATTTTAATACCACGTTTATCGCAATACTTCTTTAGGGTTTCGTGTGATTCAACCGAAATCTTCAGGTTTTTTATCTTCTTAGTATCTTTATCCATAGGGCAGAAAAAAGGCAGAATAAAATCTTACCAAAATATAAATACTTTCTAATAAGTAAAGTTTTTCGTCAAATTATCAATATTTATATAATAAATAAAATTAAAACCAAAAATAAACTAAATTATGGCAACTAACGGTAAAGTATTCGTATCACCTGGTGTTTATACTTCTGAAGTGGATTTAAGTTTTGTAGCACAAAGTGTGGGAGTTACCACATTGGGTATTGCAGGTGAAACTTTAAAGGGTCCAGCTTTTGAACCGATATTCATCAAAAACTATGAGGAATTTCAAACTTACTTCGGAGGTACATCCGCGGAAAAATTCATAAACACACAAATCCCTAAGTATGAGGCGGCTTACATAGCAAAATCATATTTACAACAATCTAATCAATTATTTGTAACTAGAGTTTTAGGACTTTCTGGTTATGATGCGGGACCATCTTGGTCTATTATAACTCAAGCAAATGTTGATCCTACTACGATTGACTTTTATTGTACTACACCACAAATAGTTGATTGTTTACCTTATTGTGATCCTGCAGATTATAAGGTTACACCTTATGTTGTAGAATTTACGGGGTGTTCAAACTCACAAGGAACAATTAGTTATACAACTAGTTTCCCTGCTGAGATTGAAACTATATTAACCGATCAGTTTGAACAATTCAATGGAGATGTATCAACACTACAAACTCAAATCAATAATATGGTTTTTGATGTACTTACCGATGCTAACCCATTTACTGCACAGACTAACACAATATCTTATTTCGGAACAATTTATGGTCCTATTTATGATATATTATCACCTGTATTCACAAATGAAACTAATGTTTATGGTGTTCCTTCAGTATCAAGTACTGAAACTAATTATGAATCACCATTTAACGATCCTTGGTATTATTCATTATTTACAAATAATGGTAATAATAGTTATTCAGGATTCTCATTCTTTGCTTATGTTGACGATTTGAGTTTAATACCAGTAACTACAACAACAACAATTCCATTTACACCGACACCAACACCGTCGGCAGTTAATCCATGTGCTACGGCAACACCAACATCATCACCGACACCTACACCAACTGCAGTTAATACTAATTGTTATACAGGTACAATTAATGGGTTGATTTATGAATACACAGGTACATCATATGTTAATTTTGATGATTTAGTTGTTGGTACATTAAGATCAAGAGGTATTGCTACATACGCAGATTCAACAAATCCATTGTTTGAAGTAACAAATATCAATAACGTAAATTTAAATATGTCAGGACAATACTCAGGTGTTCTTAAAAATCCATATTTACCATTTGTTGTTAATGTCACAAATGATGATGGAACTGCATTCTCTTTTGAGACATCATTTGCAACTTCAGATTCTCAATACATTTCTAAAGTGTTTGGATCTACTAACTTTCAAAAACCAAGAAAGAATGTTCCTTTATTCTTAGAGGAAAAATTCCAAGCTTTATTAAACTATGGATGGAACAAAGGTTTCATTAGAGGTTTGAGTTCAAACTTAATTGAATTAGATTCCGCACAAAGTGGACAACAAGATAGTATTGGATGGTACTTAGATAGATACCAATCACCAAGTACCCCTTGGATTGTATCTGAATTAAGAGGTACCAAAGTATTTAACTTGTTCAAGTTCTACTCAATTTCTGATGGTAACTCAGCAAACTCTGAAATTAAAGTTTCAATTATCAATATGTCATTCTCCAATGGAACGTTTGATGTAATTGTAAGAGATTATTACGATTCAGATGCTAACCCTACAGTTTTAGAGAAATTTACAAATTGTAGTATGGATTTAAATCAAAATAATTTCATAGGTAAAAAAATAGGTTCATTAGACGGAGAATATGCGTTGAACTCTAAATTTGTAATGGTTGAAATGAATGAGGACGCACCTATTGATTCATTACCTTGTGGTTTTGATGGATATACATTTAGAGAATATGCTGATGTAACACCTCCATTCCCTGTATATAAAACTAAATATGATTTCCCAGGTGAAATTATTTATAATCCACCTTTCGGTTTTACAAGTGGTAACGATGATTCAATTAGATCAAATGGTGATAACGTTAGAAGAACTTATTTAGGTTTCTCTAATAACATCGGATTTGACACAGACTTCTTCCAATACAAAGGAAAAAGAGCTCCAATTGATTTATGTAATGTTGATGGAGTTGAGTGGTCATACCAAACAAAAGGATTCCACATGGATAAAGATGCTAGTGTGATTGAAATCGGACCAGCGTTTACAACAAGTGGAACACCTAAATACTATGTTGGTGATGCTACATTCCAACAAGAACCTACAAACGAAACAAGTCCATATTACAGAATTTACTCAAGAAAATTCACAACAATGTTCTATGGTGGTTTTGACGGATGGGATATCTATAGAGAATACAGAACAAATTCAGACAGATTTGTACTTGGTAGAAATGGATTCTTGAACGGAGCTTGTCCTTCACCAAGATATCCATTAGCAACAGGATGGGGAGCATTTAAACAAATCTCTATCGGTGATGGAACACAAAGTTTCGCAAATACTGACTACTACGCTTACTTATTAGGAATTCAAACATTCTCTAATCCTGAGGCGGTTAACATCAATGTATTTGTATCCCCAGGTATTGACTACGTAAACAATAGTGACTTAGTTGAAGCTACAATTGATATGATTGAAAACGACAGAGCTGACTCATTGTATATTGCAACAACACCTGACTACAACTTGTTCTTACCTTCTACTACAGGTGGTGATGGATTGATCTACCCACAAGAAGCGGTTGACAACTTAGAACAAACAGGAATTGACTCCAACTACACGGCAACTTACTACCCATGGGTATTAACTCGTGATACAGTAAACAATACTCAAATCTACATCCCAGCAACGGCTGAGGTGACGAGAAACTTGGCCTTGACCGACAACATTGCATTCCCTTGGTTCGCAGCGGCAGGTTACACAAGAGGTATTGTAAACTCAATCAAAGCACGTAAGAAGTTGACTCAAGAAGATAGAGATACTCTTTACCAAGGAAGAATCAACCCAATTGCAACCTTCTCTGATGTTGGTACAGTAATTTGGGGTAACAAAACTCTTCAAGTTAGAGAATCTGCTCTTGATAGAATTAACGTGAGAAGATTATTATTACAAGCTCGTAAATTGATATCTGCAGTTTCTGTGAGATTGTTATTTGATCAAAACGACGAACAAGTAAGACAAGACTTCTTAAATGCGGTTAATCCAATCTTAGATGCGATCAGAAGAGACAGAGGTTTATACGACTTTAGAGTTACGGTTTCAAGTGACACTGAAGACTTAGACAGAAATCAAATGGTAGGTAAAATCTATATCAAACCAACTCGTTCTTTAGAGTTCATAGATATAACATTCTACATCACTCCAACAGGAGCATCGTTTGACAATATCTAATCAGACAAATAAATTAAAGGAAAAGGGGAATTCGTTCCCCTTTTTTTATTTTCCTAATATTTATTAGTGTATGAAAGATTACCACAAAATTATTGTTAAAGAAATTATCAACGAAATTATTCAGGAAAAACAAACACCGGTAATGAAATATTACGCTTTTGACTGGGATGATAATCTTATGTTTATGCCAACAAAAATATATCTTAAAGATGATAAAGGTAAAAGTGTTGGAATGTCAACTGAAGATTTTGCGGAATATAGAACTGATATTGGTGAAGAACCTTTTGAATATAAGGGACACACCATAGTATCTTTTGATGAAGAACCTTTCAGAGATTTCAGGGTATCAGGAGACAAACAATTTATAACGGATGCAATGTCAGCACCAACAGGACCGGCATGGGATGATTTTGTGGAGGCAGTTAATAATGGTTCAATATTCGCTATTGTTACCGCAAGAGGACACACACCTTCTATATTAAAAGAGGGGGTTTATAGATTAATTAAACAGAATAAACATGGTTTGGACTCAAATCAGTTAGCGAAAAATCTTTTAAAGTATAGAGATTTAGCGGATGAAGATAAATTATCTAAAGATCAACTAATACGATCTTACTTAGATATGTGTCGTTTTCACCCTGTGTCTTTCGGAGATGGTTCCGCAACTAACCCCGAACAAGGAAAAATAGATGCAATGGAAGAATTTGTAAGTTATATAAAAAACTTATCACATTCATTACAACAAAAGGCATTTATGAAGAACAAGATTAGTAACTACTTTACACCATTTATTGGTTTTTCAGATGATGATGTAAGAAATGTAGAAACTATGAAGAAACATTTTGATAAAAAAGAAGATAATATATTAAAGACTTATTTAACTGCAGGAGGACAAAAGAAATTATATTAACTAGTTTGTCTGGTCTAGTATAAGAATATGTTCAAAAAAAATGTAAGTAAATAGAAAAAATTCATTATCGTGATATTTATAATAAAAAACTAAAATAAACTAAAAAATAAAATAAAAAATTATGGCTGATTTGTTAATGAAAATGCCGATTCCTTACGAACCAAAAAGAGAAAATCGTTGGATTTTAAGGTTCCCTTCATCACTTGGAATTAATGAGTGGTATGTGGAAAGTACTTCAAGACCTAAATTAAAAATCGCTTCAGTTCCGATACCTTTCTTGAACACTGAAACATATGTTGCAGGTAGATTCAACTGGGAAGAAATATCAGTTAAGTTTAGAGATCCAATTGGACCTTCAGCTTCTCAAGCGGTTATGGAATGGATTCGTCTATGCGCGGAGTCTGTAACAGGTCGTATGGGTTATGCTGCGGGATACAAGAAAAATGTGGATTTGGAAATGTTAGACCCAACAGGAGTTGTTGTTGAGAAATGGATTTTGGAAGGTGCTTTTTTAACAGGATATGATGGTGGTTCATTATCATATGATTCTGATAAGATTGCAGGAATAACTTCAAGTATTCGTATGGATCGTTGTATATTAGTATACTAAAAAAATTTACTTTTAATATTAACCGTGTACATTTATGATGTATACGGTTTTTTGTGCAATAATAAATTAAAAAAATATAAAAAAAAATGGATCAAGACACGGCTGCTTACGGGCAAATGGATTTTAACTTACCACATGATGTGGTGACACTACCTTCAGGTGGTTTATTCTACAAATCAAAAAAGAAAAGTGTTAAGGTTGGTTACTTAACCGCAAGTGATGAAAATATATTAGTTAATATTGATTCACGTAGAACAATTAACGAGAGTGTTGTTTTACCTTTATTGAGGAATAAACTTTATGAAAGAGATCTTAGACCTGAAGAATTATTGGAAAGTGATATTGAGGCAATCCTTTTATTTTTACGTAATACATCTTTTGGTCCTGAATATAGAATCACAACTATAGACCCAAGTAATGGTCAGTCTTTTGAAACATCTATTATGTTAGATGAGTTAAATCTTACAAAACCTAAAGTTCAACCTGATGAGGATGGAACATTTACGGTTAAATTACCACAATCAAAGTCGGATGTAAAAATTAAAATGTTAAGTTTACACGATACAATTGAAATTGCAAAAATTATTGATTCATATCCCGTTGGTTATACCGCACCTACAGTCACTACAAGGTTAAATAAAACCATTTTAGAATTAAATGGTAGTCCTGATAGGAATGAAATAAGCGTATTTTGTCAAAATATGCCAATTGGTGATTCTAAGTTCATAAGAAATTTCCTTAAAGAAAACGAATCGAGATTGGATTTAAGGAAAACAGTTTACGCCCCGTCAGGAGAAAAGGTTGATGTTGTCATCAATTTTGGGGTGGAGTTTTTTCGGCCTTTCTTCTAATCACACAAAATTTTTATTAGACGAATTTTATTACTTGGCAAAATTCTTAAGGACATCATATGATGAATTCTTAAAACTTCCAACCTATATTAGAAAATATCTTTTAGATAAGATAATTGAGGATAATACGCCCAAAACTTAACACTTAAATATTTATAGTAAAAACTAATTATGGGTTACGGTTCAATAGAAGATATAGTTAAGGCTGGATTGACAGGGGCTGCTTTAATAGCGGCAGTGAAAGCGCTTGAAGCAACCGCAAAGAAAGATGGTATTGAAGCGGGAAAGGAGCAAAATAAAGATAAAGTTACTAGTACTGAATTTGAAACTTCATTAGACGCTAAAACTGCCAAAAATTTTGGTGATGCTTTAACAAACCCATTGGAAGAAATGGGAACCGCAATTAAAGGAATGGTGGAAGGGTTAGACCCAACTAATTTTGAAGGTGCGGATTATCTAATGAAAAGTGGTCAAGAATTGGCCAACGCAATGGGTATCGGACAAGCAAGAATGTCTGAGATGAGAACCACAATTGCGGACTCAGTTCCTGAAATGTTAAAATTAGGTCTTACTTCTACTGAAGCATTTGCAGTGTTAAAAGATGTACCAGTTGCACTTGGTGTTAATACAACTATGGGTACTGAGGCTCTTAGAGAAATGGGTGCTGCTGCTAAAGTAAGTAGTGTTAGTGCTGGAGTTTTAGCCTCAGAATTTAAAGGTGTTGGTATGTCATTATATGATGTTGGTGACAGAATGGCTGAAGTCGCAATTTATGCAAAAAGTGTTGGAGCTAATGTAAATGTGGTATCAAAATCAGTTGTTGAAAATCTTTATAAACTTAATTTGTATAATTTTGATAATGGTGTTAAAGGTTTAGCCAAAATGGCTTCTAATGCTGCGTCTCTTGGTGTAACTATGGAACACGTAGAAAAAGTTACGGAACAAGTGTTCAATCCAGAAGGAGCTATTAATCTGGCCGCAGGACTACAAAGGTTAGGTGTTTCAAGTAGTGCATTGTTAGATCCTTTAAAAGCGATGGATTTAAGTATGAATGATCCTGAACAACTACAAAAAGAAATTGGTAACATTGCAAAAGAATTTTCAAGTTTTAATAAAGAAACAGGTAAATTTGAAATTATGCCAGGTTCTAAAAGACGTTTAATGGAAGTTGCGAATGAATTAAAAATTCCCGCAAAAGACTTAGCAAATATGTCTATAAAAGCATCTGAGTTTGATATGAAAATGAGTAAAATCAAATTCCCAAGTTTAGCGGCATCTGAAGAAGATAAGACCTTAATAGCAAATATGTCACAAATGAAAGGTGGTGAGGCTTTTATTCAAATAAAAAATGATAAGACAGGTAATATGGATGAGATTAATGTCTCAAAATTAACTGCCGATCAACTTACAAAATTAAGAGAACAACAATCCGATAAAGATAAAACAATTGAAGAGTTGGCACTTGATTCATTAACTGTTTTAGAATCTATTGATGCGGGAATAAATGGAGGTAAAGCATCATCTACTCTTGGTAAGGCGTCATCACCGGCAATGGATAGGTTTTATAATGCGGTTAATGTTGTTAGAAAAGAAAGTGTTAGAGCTGCCACAAAAGATGTGACAACAGATAAAGTTAGAGAAGGATATAGTGCAATTACTGGTGGGGTTGAAGAAATGGGAGTTAAGGCATTACAAGGAGATTTTTCGGGTGCGGGAGACGCACTTTTAAAACTTGGTCCTGATTTAATAAAAATTGGTAAAGATGTTGCAACAGGGTTTGGAAGTGGTTTGGTTGAAGGTTATGGGAACATTAAACAAGGTATCCAAAATGAGTATGAGCCAGTTACTGGAGTTAAACCATTGGCGGATGATGATAAATCTAGTCAATTATATAAAGATATGGAATCTTTAATGGGCACTAACTTGATTGAAGGTATAGTGAAGGCATTTAATCTGGTGACAACAAAATCTGAAGTTAGTGGTAATGTAACACATGATTTTAATATTAAAGGAGATGGTGTTGGATCACTTACTCAGACGGAATTTAATAAATTTTTCTTAGAATCATTAACAGACCCAACGATTAAAACACAATTTGAAAAAAGATACGGAACCTCAAATGTAGGACTTCTTACAACACCATAATAGAAAATTCTTAAAATTATGTTTTCTATAAAAAAGATCTCAAGGTATTTATTAATAAAAAAGTATGTCGGATAGTACATTATCGTTTGCGTCCTCGTCAAATTTTAGGGATATATTATTAGCCCGTAATTTACAACCA